TCTTGCTGAATATCAGGCACAAATTGACCCTGGGGCGCTTGTCAATGAAGCTCAAGTTGCTGGCAGTTATGACGCTTTGATTGCCCAGGAAAAAAAGGAAATAGAGGAATCAAAGAAAGATCCAAAGAATCAAATTTACAGCAACGGAAAAACAGAACTTTCCTGGTTGACAAGAAGGGACAACGCAGTTAAAGAAAAGAGAATTGAAAAGCTGCTGACCCTAAAAGAAAAAGACGTTGATAGGGCCTATTCAAAGAATGAAGCCTTGAAGCTTGACGCTGCAATTGATACAGAATTTTATTCAACTATTGCAATCATTGTTTCTTCTTCTGTTGAATTCTTCATTCTCATTCTTCTATATTACAGCAGACAATATCTTTATTTCACGTATAAAGAATCAACAATTGGCCTGACCCCTACCCCATCGAATAGAAACAAAAACAACCTGGGCAATCAGCCTGGGCCCCAGGGTCAAACTAACCCAGGCCCCAGGTCAAAAAAAATGCCCAGGCAACAGCAGCCAGAACAAGCGCCCCAGGTCATAACCTTTGACCAATTGATTGAAAAGATTGACCCCAGCATTCCCCAGCAAGCAAATGATCTTGCCTATCTTCAAAGATATGCTGACGTAGTTCGGGGGTATCTGCAAGGTCATTCAATCAAAGACCTTGCCTTTGCTTCAGGCAAGTCAGAAGGAACAATCAAGACAATCAGAAGAACTGCAAAAAATTACTTATAATGTTTAAACATCAATTACAAAAACTCAAAAAGCTTCCTTTCAGGTCAGTCGGATTCTGGCTGCTGTTGGCTTTGGCTGGAATTGTGATCTATGGCTTTTTGCTTGTGACTGGGGTCATTGACTGGTTCTATCAGTCGCCCTATAACGGGGAAAGGGTAGGGCCATGAAAAAGAATGAAAATCAATTTCAGGGCTGCTTCCTTCAGTTTGAAGCCCCCGTTGACTTTGACTATGCCGAAGCTATCAGGAAGGCCCTGCTTCTTTTGGAAGGGGTCAGAAGTGCTTCCCTTGTCCTTCAGCATGAAGAATTGAACATTGGCCTGAAGGAACCTGTAAAAAAGACCTAACAAGTCATTACAAAGTCATTACTGTAATGACTTATATCAATATTTTAACCCCTAAATTTTAACCGATGAAAAAAATCATTTCTCTTTTCCTACTATTGTCAGCCTTTGCATTGACTTTTGCTTGTTCTCCAAAGCTTGACCCCCAGAACAGCAACAACAAGATCAGGGCCTTTTATTGCCAGGGGGAAACGAACCCCGAAAGCCTGGGGGAATTTGTTGAAACAAATCCTGCTTTTGTTGCTGGCAATTCCCTTGTCTGGTTCGATGATGCAGCAGGCAGTCAAGGCGCTTTGTTCAACGGAACAGGCGAAGAACCTGGGCTTCCTTCTATGGCTTCCCCCAGTTCAAGCTTCTACTGGGTCGCTCAAAATGACGGTTCTTGCACAGGTGACGCGATTAGGGTCAAAGTCAGGGTTCGAAAAAGCCCTTCAGTTTCCCTTGATCTTCCTTCAGGAACCTTTTGCTTCGGGGCCCAGCTTGACCTTACAGCAGGGCTTGACGATACAAGGAACGTTGCTGACAATTACCTGATCTTTCAGAACGGTTCCTTCCTGGGGAATGTGGAGGCAACAAAGGGAACCCCGAACAGCTTCTTCATTGTTTCCCCAGTCCCAGGCGTAAATTCATTTGAAGTCATAGCAATCAATGACGGGCCTGCTGCTTGCTCAGATACAGTCGAAGAAGTTCTTTCTGTTCCTGCTTATGTATCGCTTGACACAATACCGAACGATACAGTCACAGCAGGCGACTTCGTCAACATCAGCTTCAGCAGCCCTGATCCTGAAACAAGTTTGATTATCTGGGCTGATCATTCAAGCTTCAACAATCCTGATATCGGGCTTCCTGGGTCAATCGGGCTCGGCCCCTTGTCCTTCATAGCGGCAAATTCAGGAACTGGGCCCCTGACTGCAAAAGTTCGGGTCATTCCTTACAATGGGAATTGTGCAGGCAAGCTTCAGGATTTCTTTATAACTGTTTACCCCAGCGCCCCCAGGCTTGCAGCAGATCAACAGGCGCTTCGCATTTATCCGAACCCAGCAACAACAAGCCTGACTGTTCGGGGAAATGTGGAGGCTGAAAAGATCGAAGTATTGACGATGCAAGGAAAGATTCTTTATGAAGGCCCAGGAACAGGCGCTGTTGATATTTCGGGCCTTGCTGCTGGCATTTACCTTGTCAGGATTCGAAGCGCTGAAACGTCAAGCATTCATCGTTTAATTAAACTTTAAATTATGCCAAAGAAAAGCAAAGTGAACTTCAACCCCAGGGCCCGTTTCGTTTCGATAGTCAAGCCAAACTTTTTAGCCCCTATCTGTTGCACCGTTACAGGATGCAGCAAGGCAATCTTCCCAGCAGATCAGCAAACAGGAAAAATTTGCCCTTGCAGGAACAGAACGATCATGGTTGAACAGGCTGAAAGCCCTTAAAATTTAATTACAAAACAATTAGATTTTAATTCCGTTTCAATGTATATTGAAGCGGAATTTTTCATTACAAATGAACCCTTTAACCAACATTAAGCAACCCCCAAAGTTCAACGAACTTGCAAGACAAGTCTTGAAGCTTCCTGTCAATTGCACAAGGGAAGAAGCTGAATTGGTCAGCACTTTAGCGCTTGCACTTCAGCAGACCTATTTGCTGGGGGCTTCTGTTGCGTTAACGGGCTTTAACGCTTCGCTTCAATGTCAGAACTGATAATTCCTGTCATTATATTTCTGATTCCCCAGGTATTCATTCATGGGGAAAGATGGAAGGCTGATCAATGGATCAGTAAAAAGGAAAAAACAACCTGGGCTGTTGCAAGATTCTTCTTGTTTGCAGCCTTTGCCTTTTTGATAGCATGGAAGAAGGAAGGGGCTGTTCTACCTTTTGAAGCAGCCCGTTTCCTTTTGGTTCAACTGGGCCTGTTCTGGATTGCTTTTGATATTGCCCTTCCTGCTTATGCAGGCAAGCCCCAGCTTTGGAATGATCCGAACCTTCAAGACAATAATTCTTTTTTTGATAGGCTGGGGGGATCATGGCAAGGGAACCTTCTGCTGAAGGCTGCGAACCTGGGCTTTGCCTTTTTGCTGCTGGCAATTACAGAACCTGCTGAAGCCTTTCCTTACATCAGCAACAAAATTGCCCTGATCAGCCTGGGGATTCTGGCTGCTGGAATCATTATTGCAGTTATCATCTTTAATTCAAATAAAAAGCATTATGAACAAGAACAGAATTGAAAAAAGTCTTTGGGACTTGATTGCCCAGCATGGAAGCGCTGCTGTAATGGTTGCCTGGGGCTTTGTCCTTCTGGTATTTATTGGAACAGGCATTGCAGTTGCTGAAGCCCTTTTTCGCTGGGGGTCTTTCTGGTATGTTGTCACAATCCTTGTATCAGTCGCCCTTTCCTTCCTGTCAATTTGGACTTCAAAGAAGATCGGCATAATTTCAGGATCAGGGCGAAAGTATAATAATTAAAGGTTTAGACCTAGGTGCATTCGTGCATTTATTAGGGGAAGGGCCCCAGGCTAAAGGCTTGGGGTTTTTTATTTTAAAGCTGTATTTTACAGGGAATAAACAGGGATTAATTTTTAATTAGTAAATAATGAAAGACGAAAAGCAAACCAAAAAGCCAGCATCAAAAAAAAGAAAAACAGGCTACAAGAAGCCCCCCGTTGAAAATCAGTTTAAGCCTGGGCAATCTGGGAACCCTTCAGGAAGGCCCCCAGGCAGCAAAAACCTGAAGACAATTCTTCGAGAAATGTTAGCAGAAGAAATCCCAGCAGATACAAATGCTGTCATCAAAAGGCTGAAGGCAATCTTCCCCCATCGTTTCAAGGGGGGGAAGGTTCCTATTCAGGAAGCTGTCAATCTTCGCCTGATCATGCAGGCGCTAGGAGATGACCCAAAGACAGCCTTCAGCGCAATCAAAGAAATCTATGACAGGGCCGAAGGTCGCCCAGCTCAGATAATTGAAAAGATTGATCAGCAAGGGGAAGAAGTAGAAAGGCAGGTCTTTCGTCTACCTGGGGGTGTTGAAATCGCTTTCTAAATGGGGGCGCTTGTTGACTGGTCAAATTATCCGAAAGCAGTTGAACTTGCTGAAGCAGCCCTTTCAGGAAAATATAAAGTTATATTTTACGGGGGCGCTATTCGGGGGGGCAAAAGCTTCAACGCTTTGGCTGTTCTTGTCATCTTGCTTCGTATGTTCCCAGGAAGCAGGGCTGCAATCGTCAGGGCGAATCACAAGCGATTGACAGATAATACCCTTCCCACTTGCAAGAAGGTCTTTCCTTCCAAATTCATGAAGCTAGTCAACGCGACAAAGTATATCTGGAAAGCTGATTGCCAGCAATACGGATTGTCCCTGAATTCAGAAGCCTTCTTTTTCGGTGAAAACATCGACAAGGACAAGGAACTTCAGCGCTTTGACGGGCTTGAAGTGAACTTTTTTGTTCTTGATCAGATTGAAGAATTAAGTCTTCAGGGCTTTTCGAAATGTATTGAAAGGGTAGGTTCCTATTTTATCCCAGGCGAAGACGCAAATCAGCCGAAGCCCCTGATCATTTGCACCCTGAACCCTTCGAACAACTGGGTCAAATCTTTGATCTATGAACGATGGAAGCAGGGAAGATTGCCTGAAGACTGGCTGTATATTCCAGCGAAGATAACTGACAACCCCTTTGTTCCCCAGGCATATCTTGACAACCTGGAACAGTTAAGAGATGTCAACCCCAGCGAATACGAAAGAAGGGTAAACGGTTCCTGGGATTATGCAGCAGACCCGTCAGCAATCGTTGACCCTGAAGCGCTTCAGGATATGTTTACAAATGAATTCCTTGAAAATAAGTATCGGGGCGCTGCAAAGTATATTACAGCAGATGTCGCAAGATTTGGAAGGGATTCTTCAATAATACTTGTTTGGCGCGGTCTTCAGGTTATCCACTGGGAAGAAATAAAGAAGGGGCCCCTTGATGAATTTGAAGCCAGGGTTCGATTCCTTATGAAGAAATTCGGGGTTCCCAGGCGAAGGGTTGTAATTGATTCAGACGGTATCGGAGCAGGCCCAGTTGACAACC